TCCAACTGGTTTTTCTGGGCGGGATCAAGTTTGCCATTTTGTTCCTGCGTCAGCAGCATGCCATAAGTTTGTCCAAAGTCTTCATTGTATCGACGTTCAAGTTCTTGAACTTTGCTAAGCGTAGTCGCATAAATCGTACGAGCTTTCTCGTATGACAAACTTTCACGTGATGCGGCAGTTGCGTCCCGTTGTGCTTCAACCTTGAGCCTTTCAATCTCACGGTTAAGTGCTTCATCGCGGGACTTCACATCAATGCTGTACTTGGTGTCACGAGATTTAACATCCTCACCGTACAAACCACGGCCAGACTCCAGACCTTGACGCTGCGACAGGCTGCTTTGCTCGTATCTTTTTTCCCCTGCATCAAGCCCACCCTTGACCGCCCCACGGTCAAGGCCAATAAGCCCCGTGCGAGCGGCTTGTACGTCTCCAAACTCTTTGAGCTTGGCATTACGTTGCGCAGTATCGTAGTCCATAGCAGTGCCAGCGCCGCCTCCAAATTCGTTGTATCGACGCCCACCGGCCCCAATTAAAAAACGCTTGAGACCTTCTTGGCGCTGACGTTCTGGGTCGTACTGTTCTTGGTACATCTTCTGGAGGCCCGCAATGCCTTCTTCATACACCTTACGTTGTTCGGGCGTGAGAGCCGTTTTTTCTGTAACGTACTTTTCTCGTGCAAGCCCTCTGGCTTCTGGATCAATCTGGGCATTTGTAAGTGAGGCGGCTTGCAGTTTTGTACCAAAGTCATTGGCAGGGCCAACAGTGCCAAGCGATACTTGCGAAGGAGCACCGGCAGTGGCAGCGCCGGGCATGCTGGGTGGGCCGGGTGGTTTTGGTACCGCAGCGATAGCGGGAGCAGCGGCGGTAGAAGCAGCAGGGGTGGCAAATGGAGCTTGCCGCATTGCTTTGTCTTCAGGGGACATCTCAAAAGGAATAGGCGCTACAGCGGGGACGGCTGGAACGGGAGCGCCCATAGGACGCCGCATAGCGCCAGCAGGGCCACCGGTAATTGCTCGTTCGGCTGCGGCCACAGCTTCTTGGGCTTGTTGATTTTCTTGCTCTGCGGCTGCATACCCTTCAGGGTCTTGCTGGCGTTGACGCAATCCGTAAGTGCGCAATTTTGCCAATGCTTGAGCAGCACGTTCCTTAGCAGACCGAACTGGGTCTTGCACTTGACTACCTTCAGGGCCAGCGTATCCAACGATGCCACCAGCAGCCATGGCTTGTGGTTGTGCAGCAGTATTTGCGCCGGGAGCCCTAGCAATGCCACCCATCATCTTTTGCATCATGGCTTGCTGATCAGAAGTTTGTTTCTGCGCAGTGTCGCCACGTTGCTGGGCAAGTTCGTTCTTGGTCAGTTCATTTACTTCTTGCTCGCGCTGTTGCGCCACAGTCATGTTGGCTTGGCCGTCTTGGGCACCTTGCTGAGCCATTTGCAACTGCATTTGACGCGCTGCCGCGTCCTTTTGTGATTTGATCTTTTGGAGTGCCAATAGATCAAGCAAGTCTTGGCTCATCGCATAGCGCTGTTCCAACGGTTTTGTGTTGCCTTGATACGCAGAAACGCGGTCGTCAACACTCCCAAGTCCCGCCATGGGGCTGGCTTTTCCGGGGGTAGGCATTTGCGGCGGTTGCGGACGTTGTTGCATGAGTCCTGCAATACCTTGGGGTGAAGCGTTAGGCATCTGCATGTTATGTCCTTATTTGGGCACGTTTAGAAATGCTGGGCCATCTGTGTTGGCCACGTACGGTCTTCCTTCATAGCCGCCCGGCAAGGCCGGCCTTGATATGGCGGCAGGGGCGGCAGGGGTTGCTGGGCTAAAGATTCGATCGTACAAGTCCATAAGACCACCACCTTGACTCATTATTTGCGACAACGCGCTAGGTTGTGCATACGAGTAAGTCTGCGCAGCAAGCGGCAGACCTTGCAACAAAGACTGCTGGTACTGCACCTTCTTCAACGGGTCGTCCCGTTGGGCTTCAAACTCTTTTATGTCGGCAGTGATACCTTGCTGCTCAATGTCTCGTTGTACTTGGCCAGCTTCGCCTTGCTTCTGGAGCGCGGCTAAACCAAACTGGTTGGTGGCGTCTTGCGCTGTTTGCCCACGGCCTTGCTCAGTATTGAACTGATTCATCGCCTGCGTGTAAGCGTCTGAGTAGCCCTTACCGGTAATGCCCGACAGGTTCTGCAACAAGTTGCGTTGGTTCTCAGACTCCATCAGGGTGCTACGGCCACCGCCGTACGCGCCAGCTTTAGTCGCAGCAGTGCGGTTCTGAAGATTTTGAATTTCAGATTGACGCCGAGCCTCTTCAATTTGCGGGTTGAGCGATGCAGTCAGGTACGGGTTCATGTACTTCTGAGCTTCTTCTGCCGAGAACTGTTGCGGGGTGAACGCACCCATCTTGTCAGTTGGGATGGTCAGGCCAGCAATTCCTTGAAACGCCGTCCCCTGAAGATCAGACTCACCTGCGGTCAGTGGGCCACCATAGGCTTGGTAGCCTTGGTTAGACAGCGCTTGGCCCTTGCCTAGCATGTCCGTAACATACGGCCCTACGTAGTTGGAAAGCGCCGACTCTTGGCCAGTTTGCGCACCGACCCCAGTGGTAGCCGAGGTACCTGTAGTGCCCGAAGATAGTGGTGGTGGTGGTGTTGCCATGTTTTGCCTCGCTTACGCTAAAAATTTATCGGGGTTGATTTGCTTGCCCTGTTTAGTCGTACCAGTGCGAGCTTTACGAATCTTGTCCATCATTGCGTACAGGCGCTGTGCACCTGCTTCGGAGTTCCCGTTGCCTAAGTGCCCAACAACATCTGCGGGTATTACAAACTCACCATGACTTAACGCAGCTTTCTGTTTTCCACCAATCTGTGCTGGGATTTTATCAGCCATACCATCTGTTGGGCCACCTAAATATCGGCCTCGGGCCATTTCAGCAATGCCACCGGATGCGTATGTCGGCACGGGGAGCGTGTTAATAACAGACGATGCTGGATTAACCACAGGTTGCGCAACTGCTTGGTTTCTCGTTGCTGCCTGCACTACAGGGCGCTCCTGCCGTGCGGGGTTGATTCTATTTAGAGCTTCCAAACCTGCGGCTTCCTCTTTGGCGGCGGTGCGTGCGGCTTCAGCGCCTTCTGGCGCAACAAACTTAGTGTTGGAAAAATAGTTCTGGGCAGTGCTTCCCGGACGGCGGTTGGGGTCGTAGGTGTTTGCCACCCGTTCACGCACCGCTTCGTACTGGGGTATCTTTCCTTGGTAGCCTGTTTTAGGTTGTTCTTGTTGACTTTGGTACAAGCCATACAGTCCACCTGCGGCACCGGCAACTGACTTCCAGTCAATATCACCATTAGGTTTAGTAAACGTACTGACAAGTTTTTGGGATGCAATTTGCCCTATTTTTGACAGTTTCCCACCTAAACTTAATTGCTCGTTAGGGGTGAGATACCGCATGTTGTATGTTTTGCCCGAAGGGTCAGTCCATACTCCGTCGTCAAGTTTCCAGCCCGACATATCGGCAGTGCCAGAATTGTCGGTGTTCTGCCAGTCCTGCACTTCTTCGCCTGTATCGGAATACCCCGGTGGGGTATATGTGTAGTCAGAAACACCGGCATTTTCGGCCTGTCTTGGCGTTCCATACACAGTTCCGTCAGGGCCATAGACAATCACTTGCGTCCCTGCATTAGAAAAAAGGTCTCCAGAGGTGTTGGCAGCGGTGTAGTCCGAACCCTTCTCGTCAATAAATGTGTCCGTTTCTTCGTCGTAGTAGTACATGATCAGCCTTTCAATAGCTTGAGCAATTCGTTGTTTACATCGTCAGAGTCGTCCACCATGCCGCCCCGTGCCAGCGAGGACGCAAACATCTTTTCTTGTGCTGGGTTAGCAAAAATGCTGTTGAAGTCATAAACGTACCCAATCTTAGCGGGGTCAGGAGTTTTTGGCGCAACTTGTTGCCTACTAACGTCGGCATCCTGCGCAAGCAAGTTCATCAAAGTGTTGGCGTTGCTCATGTTCTGGGTCTTGGTTGCAGCGGCTGCTTGGGCTGCGTTAGAACCTGTGCCCGTACCCGTACCTGTGCCCGTACCTGTACCCGGCCTTACACCCGTGCCCGTACCTGTACCCGGCCTTACACCTGTGCCCGTACCTGTACCCGTACCCGTACCTGTACCCGTGCCGGAATTTCCAAGGTTTTGCCAATCTTGCACCTCTTCGCCCGTATCGGAGTATCCCGTATCAACATCTTCAACGTTTTCAACACCTCCAACGTTTCCAACATTTTCAGCGGGTATCTCACCCACGTCCGCGTCGTGCGTAAGCGCGTTCTCAAACTGCCCTTTGGACAGGTAATGCTCATAGACATCAACGTCATCGCCAAGTTTGTTAAGTGTGCGGTACTGGTCGGCGTTGAATTTTTCGTCCATTGCTTCTACAAACGCACGGTTACTTGTGCGGTAAATAGGGTCAAGCACGTCGGATAGCGTGTCTGTTTTAGTGGCAAACGCTTTGAGTGCTTCCTCGTAATCCCCACCCAACACTGCGTAGTCTTGTTTAAGCGTATCAAGTATCTTGCCTTGCTTATCAAGCTCTGGTTGAAAAACCGTAGAGTACTCTTTACTAAACTCAGTCACATACTCGTTATATTTTTTAGTGGCTGCATTCGCCGCATCGGCTGTGGCTTGGCTAGGGCTGGCGTTGTACGCTGCTATTGCGGCTTCGGACGCACCTTTAAGCTGATTCTGCCCGTCTATTTTTGTTTGGATTGTTGCGGCAGTTTCGTTGTACTTTTCAACTGCGTCTTGCTGTGCAGCGACGTTTAAATCCATTTGCTCGGCTTTGCCATCTGCCCACTCATACGCTTCGGTAACTCCAGTTGTTGCGGTTTTAAATGACTCTGAGGCCATGTCCCCAAGAGCTTTAGAGCCTGCTTTCATCATGGCGGCTTGGACAACATTAGATGCGTTACCGCCTGTTATTGCAGCGGTAGCCGTACCCATAAGCACGTCAGCCAAGATAGTGCGTTGCGTGTCGTCGAGCTTTGTGCCATCGGGATCAAACGACTTAAATGCCTCGGTCACGACACCGGAAGCTGCAATAGCTGAGTTAATTATTGCTGCGGTTACATTACCACCCGACAACTGAGTAAGCACAGCGGAAGAAATTACACGTTGCGCAGAGTTGGGAAGCTCAGTAAATCCGCTAATTTTACCCAGTACCGCTGGCACCGCTGCACCTGCTCCGCCAGCAATAAACGCCTCAAGGGGGTCTCGCCCAGCCACAACAGCTACTGCCGCAGAACCTGCGCCACCACCAATTACTTGCGAAGCTAATTTTTGAGCGGCAACCTTAGCCGCCTCGTCTGCATATTCCAACGTACCCGCGTATTCACCCGCCGCAGAACCCGCAGCTTGACCAACGTAAGAGCCCACCTCTTGCATCACATACGCTTTGGCCGTCGCCTCCAACACGTCCCCTATATCACCGCCCTTTGCGGCAACGGACGCACCGTCAATAAGTGGCAACGCCCATGCGTTACCCGTGGCAACTGCGGCAATTTTTGCAATGGTCGTAATGGGGTCGTCAATTGCAGCTTGAATGACGTTGCCAACAGTAGTCAGTACAGGGTCGATGACTTCATCAATGACCCAATCAAACGCATCCCCAACGGCGTCGCCTACGCTTTCAAATACATCTCCAATAGCGTCGCCTACGTCTTCAACCGCATCTTCAATTATCTCTATTGGGTTACACATTGCCGCCCCCCGACAAGTCCATGTGCATAACAGTACCCTTAGATGTTTTTTTAAATTCTAAAGAATCTTCGGGGGACTTAATTTTTCCAAACGATTGGCGCATGACTCGCGTAATAGCAGGGCTGCGATAAATTGCAATGACATCAGTTACGCCCATACTTGCCAGTCGGGTCAAGCCCTCGGCTACGTTGTCTACCATGTTCTGCAAAGTATCCGCGTTCATCGCCCAGACCATGGCTTGATGTTCTTTTCCTTGTGGGCCTCGGCGATACATAAAAAACGTGTTTCCTATGATCTCACCTTCAATTTTAATTTTTGCAAACACCGCAGCCATAGTGATCATCCACACATTGAAGTCTTCAAGGCGCTTGTCCGTCTGTTTCTCGTTGGAATGATAGGCGTGCAAAATCTGCGCGTAGTCCAACTGCTTTTTGCTACTGTCAACAAGTTTCATGATGTGTATTACCCAATTTTCCAGTTGGTTCCGTCGGAATACACAGGTACTTTATTAGCCCCACCACCAGCTACCGTGGACGCAAAAGTAGTTGCGTTGGCGTCAGACACAAACGCACGCGCCCCCGACCCAGAGGTTACGGCACTTGGCAAAGTAGCTACGGTGTAGTTGGTGGTTGCGGGGAGAATGCTGCCCTCGGTTTCTAATTCCCCCAAGATGCTTTGTAGCCGTACAAAGTACAGCCGAAAAACGTTATTCAACTGATCTTGATACTGACGCTGGTAGTCCTCCGGCGCTTGAGGCAGCGCAGGCGGTGCAATTCGTTCAAATTCAAATTCTGATATGACAATCATCGACGACCGTCCTGACGCATGTCCATACGAGGTGCACCCAACTGCCAGTTCACACCTAACGCAGTAGACTCAATCTTCATAGACATCTGGCGACCACGCACCCGAGTAAAGACCTGCCCAGTGAATTGCTCAATTGGCAGCGTAGCCGTGCGTGTGATACTTGCAAAACTGTCGTTGGCTACAGAGTGATTACTGTTTGTAGCTGTGTTAACTGAGTACCCAGAGCCGGAGTTTTTTAACGGTAGCAGGTACATTGTGGCGCCGGGCGAAACCGCCGTAGAGCCCTCAAACGTAATGTCAGGCAGAACACGCCACACAAACATAAAGTTGTGACCATCGTCTAAATCAAATTGCGCAGAAATAATAGATGCCGTAATTGGCAGTGGGGTGGCCGTGGCGTTGTCGTCCAGACCTTGCTCGTGATTCACAAGATTGTTGTAGTACGTTGCAGCCAACGGATGGTTACGCAGGCCAGAATCCAGCCATGCAGTGCGAGCCATATTGCCGTAATACCAGACATTTTCTACATAGTTGTAGATCACATATCTATCAATTTCAGTTGAATTTGCGGAGCAATAGAACCACCAGATTTCGTTAAAGCCTTCATTGGTACCCGAACACACTTGCGCGTACTGTGAGGTGTTAATGTCAGAGAACACGTAGCGGCGCAAGTCGCAGTTAAGCGTTTGCGTGCGGCCATCGTATTTGTAAAACTTGTCTTTACCCATCCAGTAAGACACGCCGTTGGCGTAAGCTACTGCGTTTTGTCCTACGATAGAAATGTTTTCGCCAACAAGCTGCGAACCCCAGACAATCGGTGCGCCCACGTACTGTAGTGAATACAGCGACGCATCAGTCCACACCAAAACTTCTTGCCGTGATTGAGCAGCCGTAATAATTTCAGAGCCACGAGACAAGCGCAAGAACCCCGCTTGGTTAGTTGATGCGGGTGTCCAGTTGTAAGTGTCTTCTTGATCAGACCAGCGAATTAACATTGGGTCAACTGTAGTTGCGCCATAGTCATTGCAGCCAAACGCAAACACAAAACGACTGACATCAGACACCAACAAATAGTTTTGCTGGGTCGGTACGCCCGTTGCAGTACCAAAGTCGGCTAAATTATATGCGTTTGCCAAAATACGCACACTGCCTACCGCTGCGCCGGTAACTTGTATAAGCGCTCCTGTAAAGGTTAGCGAAATGTTGAACGTAAAACCTGAAACATTGCGTACGTAATAAATTTCGCCGGGGGTAATGCCCAATGGCAGAGTAGCCCCGGAATCGGGCGCAAAGCGAATTGGCGTACCGTTAATGTATTCGGTGGCGGCGGTAATTACTGTAGGGGTGGCTACCGTAGCAGAAAACGTATTTGAGATAAACCCAGAAGTGGCGTCCCAGTAGTAGATTGCACCTTCACGTGGGCCAAAGATTAAGTCTTCGCCGTAGTTTTGTTGGCTCCACAAACGGACAGCGTCTGTAGACGCCTCACCCTCACCCCAAGGGCCACCACCCCAAGGGCCAGCACCCCAACCAACCAGTGGTACCGCATAGGCAGGGCCAACATTGATTTGATACAGGGCATACACAGTGCCACCACCTGTAGTTGTAGACGTTGCTGCTGTAGTGGCTGTAATGGTGTAAGTGGAAGCTCCCGTGGTTGTAATTTGATACTCACCAAAAATAGTCAAGCCGCCCACAGCGGTTGCGCCGTAAAACGTCACAAAGTCGCCGTTAATGTAGCCACCATTAGCATCCGTTACTGTTACGGTGGTGGATAAATTTACTGTGGCAAACGGATTGGTTAGCACAACATCATTGCGAAACGGTGTGATGTCGTTGTATGCACCGCCCGCCGCAAGGTAAAACTTTAAATTTGTACCCGCGCCAATAAGATTGATACCCCCAAGGGTTACCCAGTTCCACAATGAGCGGCAGATGCCTAAAAAAGACGTTGTAGATATACGTGTCCAACCACCAATTTTTTCTGGCGTGCCTTGACGAAAACGAATATTGTCGCTTTCGTACCAGCCCCCTTCGTTGGTGTACCGCGTGTTCTCGCGGTTAACGCCGGGCTTGAAGGCAATCTTTTTTAACGGCATAGTTCATTTTCCCACGTATCAGGCAAAAGGTCGAGTGCCTGCTTTGTCAATGATAAGCGCCTGCCTGCGCGGAGTTCCGTCTGGTGTGTTTGTCACGCTGATATGCGTCCAAGCGTCAAACTCACGGATGATTTGGTCAAAGGGTAAACCCGCAGCAATCACTGCACGTACCACAGCATCGGGAGTCATCCCGGGAACACGGAAATCTGCCGCGCAGCCGATCCTATGCTGGCTCGTGTCTTTGGAGCCAACCGAATCATTGACCTGTTTTGACCGGAATGCGGAGTTGACCATAATCGGTTTGCCATCCAATGCGATCTTTACCTCCTCCAAAAACTCAGCAAGTCGTTGCAGGTTGGCAGTCTCGGCTTCGTTCGGCGTGTTGTCAAACTGTCTGTGGCTTGTAGCGGTCAGTTCCGCAAGGGTGAAGTGTGGTGTCATTTCTTGCTCAGTTTCATGTCAGCCAACTTCTCGACTGTGCGTCCGCCAAAGTAGGCAAGAAAGATGATCTG